GCCAGCGGCACGTATTCGAAGATGCGTCATAGAAGTACCCAAACGACTCGCAACACTGCTGTCCGGGGTCTGTCGTTGTCGTCCCGTCGGCATCGGTAAAGGTGACCGTCCCGTTGGCGTTGGATTGGGTAGGCACGGAAGTACACGCACCAAACGACGAGCGGCTGAGGTCGCGCAAGAACTTGCATAACGTAGGCTCTCCGGTGCCGATTTGGTAGTTCGATATTTCGGTCAGCTTGTACGTAGCTCCGAGGATATGAAAGCGGTCGTTGAAGCGGACGTTCCGAATGTCGGAAGGGGTGAGGTATAGGAACGCCTCAAACATCCGCGCGTCGGCGTCGTAGATGTCTGCCAAGTACCCCGCCCAATACGCTTGGTGGAGTCCAATAGCGGGCACGTCAGCCCCTGCCATTATCTCCTTGTCAATAGAGAACGGCGTCGAGGTAGAGTTCCAGTACGTGCTTTGGGTGTTTGAATCCAGCGGCGACTCCGACAGCGGCGAGCAAAACAGGAACGAGCTGAAGCCCGTGTTGTCGATGTAGTAGGTGTCTTGGATGTCTTGGACTCCGGTAGCGAAGAACAGCTTCGGAGGCTGCGCCACGGGCTTAACGCCAACCCCATCGCGCTGGTACGAGCGGTGGATGAGGAAGAAGTCGTTGAAGGTGATCGGGTCGCCGGCAAGGGTAGGGACCGGATACACAAAATAAGGCGCGAAGACAGGCGCGTTCTTTAGCTCTCCCGTTGCGAAGTCGTCATCTACGTCCTGGTCGTAGGCCCCAAAGGTTACGCCCTGCGTGCTCTTGATGTATGCGTTTCCTACGTCGTTACTTTCCTTATCCTCGAACAGTATCCGCGAAGATTTGAGAGACGAGGTCGGCATCAGGCTCCGCTCCTTGCCCATATCGAGCTTGTCCGTCCAGTACGATTCGCCTCCGTCGGCAATCCAATTATCGTAGGGCTCGATGTAGAGCTTCTTTGGGTTGTCGGGGTCGGCTTCAATTACAAGGTTGAACCGCTGACACAGGTCCCGCATGAGGTCCTTCTGCTTGATGCGCGGCAGCGCCTGCGGAACGTTTACCTGCCCACCGGGGGCGTAGGTGCATTTAAAAAATACCGGCGTCGGGTCGGCGCCTAATGTGTTCCCCAATACTTGTATGCTGTCGCCTGTCGCTCCGTTCGGGAACCGAACTTGTACCGACACCCCATCCCCAGCAGAAAGTAAGGTCTCGACCTGCCACTCGACAGTACGCTGGTCGTCACTAACGAAGACAGGGCTTGATCCCTCCACCATTGTCACGGTGGTGCTGCCGATAGAAATCTCCCCGGAGCTTAGGCGCCCGATGACATTGAACTCCGTTCCTGCCGTAGCGAACGAAGCCTTGACGCTCATCTTGGCGTGGAAGCGGTGGACGCCTCCCTGCGCGGCTATGTATATCCCCGTGGTGGCGTTATAGTTGCCGTCATTATCGAACCCCAGCGGGGCCGTATCGTCAGGAAACGAAACCGTCACCCATTGGGTGGGGTCTGTTATTGTTGCTTGGTTCGCGGGTTTATTGGCAAGGAACTCACCCGCAGCGGAAGCCGGGACGCGCTCCGACTCCGTGCCGAGCGTCATATACAAACTCCCAAACAGGTCCGTAGCAAAGAAGTCCGAGTCGTAGGTGAATCCGTTACTTCGGATGATGAGATCCACCAGCACGCGCAACTTCATCGACGGCTTAAGCATCTCGGCGAAAAGACCATTTACCGAGCTGTCCGGGTTCCTGATTCCGTAGTTGTATTGTGCCGAAAGGGGCTGTCCGTTGGTGCTTAGTCCGTGGTCGGCGAATGGGATGACAATCGTACCATCGGGTACCTGGTCGCCGATGCTGATGGACTGGTTGAGGTCCTGCGAGGCGATGACATTCGCGGCGGTGTTGTTGTAGTTGTAGTCCGTGGTGTATGTCGAGCCGTCAAGGAAAGCCGCCTGAAGCAGCTTAGACCCCATCTCGGCGAATAGGTCGGCGACATCGCCCAAGACGTTGACCTCGTAAACCTGAGCCATGAGGCGCACGGCTCGGAGCTGCATAGCCCCACGGATGACCTGCACACCGTCCTCGAAGATTAAGACCTCTGTCTTCTGCGTCGGGTCGAAATCTCCGTCGGCCAGAGTCACCTCGTAGAAGTGCGCGAAGAAGACGTTGTTGCGGTCCGTAAACGGGAGGCGGAACGTCTGCGAGTACGGCGCATGGCGCTGCATCGTCTCCCCCGGTTTCGCTACCGCAAGGTTGAGAGAGATGGACGGCGAGCCCTCAAGGTCGAGGGTGGTCTGTGCGCTGTTGTCCTGGTCGAGGGCTACGAGACGGATCACTTGAGGCGGGGTCGGTTGCTGTACTGCAAGGAGAAAGAGTACGTGATGAGCTTCTCGTTGACGGTCGTCTTAAACAGGTACTCCGAGTCGGTCACGGTGCAGGGGATGACCTCGGTACCTTCAACGATAAACACCGAGCGCGAGAGAGCCAAATCCCGAAGGTGGTCGGCGTACCCTTCCTCGATGTAGTCCGTCGATACCTTCACCTGCCTTTCGGCTTGTATCGCGGTTGTCGTTACGCCCCGTTCCCATCCGTTGTAATTCCAATCTATCAGGCCCGTCACGCTGTCCCAATTCCCGCGCGGGCGGTTGTATTGGCTGCGTTGAATATTGCGGACGCTCTCCTCGCTGCGCTGGTCGAAGTTGAAGGTGTCCCATCCCCCGTGACGGTTCAAGAATAGGAGTTGAACGCGGGGGTATTTGCTGCACCCGTTGTCGATAGTGTAGCGGTGGACCGCGCTGACCTGATTGGCTTGCAGTACCGAAGCAAACTCCGACAGATAGACCTCGTAATAGGCGAGGGCCGGGTCGGTGACTATGTCTTCGAGTTGCGTGTTGAAGGCTGCGGTGGCGTGGTCTTCTAAGTTGGCCGGACCGATGCCCACAAACTGCACCGCCTGCGAGTCTGTCGAGGGTGTGGTGTCGCCACCTACAGCGTCGATATCCAAGAGCGCGGTGTTTATGATAGTCCCGTCGGCTTCATACCCCCTGACGATGACGTACTCGGCGTCGCTGGACTGCATACCCCAAGCAAGCACCGAGGCCTGAGCTATTCCGATGCGGTGCTCGAATGCGTCCCCGAAGGTCAAGGTGGATTCCCTCCCAAGATTGGGCGCCGAGCTCAGGAAGTTGTCGGTGGGGGCTGTAGGTTGGAAGCTCCCGTCGCCGCGAGCGTATGCGTCGCCGTAGTTCTGGAACTCGTCACGGAAGGCAAACAGCGTTGTCGTCTCGGCGGGCGATTGTGGCAGCGTCTCCGTAGGGTCGGCGGTGGCGCTTGTGGCGCTCTCAAATCCTAGCTCCAAAGTGAACTGTGCCGCGACGTTCCTATCGCTGCTTTCTCCGATGGCATTGCCGGGGCTGTATCCCGTCCGCCCCAACGTGAGGATGTTGCCCGTCGTAGCGTTATTGTTCACCACGTTCGCGCCTATGTAGTCGTCACAAATACGGGAGATATCGAACACCGCCGAGAGGTTGTCGGAGGCCAGCGGGTGCGTCTTGAGCTTGGCGAGTTGGTCCCCGTTGCGGTTCTTGATTACGAGGATGAACCGGTACTTAAAAAACGGTCCCGCGGTGGTTTCCCGGACCTGGATGATGAGCGGCTCCGCCGTACTCTGGAAGTCGGTGGTGCTGGGTATGTATTCAAACTGGGCCGCCATCGAGTAGAATTTTGAATGCGTTTGCTATGTCGTCACCGACGGCCTTCTCCAGTTTCGCGTTGTGCTTCTTCAGGGTCCGGTCGTAGGCGTTCGTGAAGAAATAGGAGGGGCGGATACCGGTTTGATATATGCTGCGGCTGATGGCATACACCATCGACTTGCGCGATGCGAACTGTCCGCCAGCCCCACGGGGTGCGATGCCCTTCCTCACTACCCACTTGTCGATTGACGGACGGAGGCGCCCGGAGGGTCCGGTTCCCGATCCAAACCGAAACGGGGAGCGGGGGGCCTTGGCGCTACTAATGGCACCTTGAACGCCCTCGTCTACGAATTGCCAATAGTCGGCCCCCGGAAAGGAGAACTTTAGGTCTAGGCTCTTCTCATTGCGTGCGACGCCCTGCTCGTACCTGATGGAGTTGTAGAGGTTGCCCGTCACCACCTTGCCCCGTGCCTTGAGGCTGATGCGAGCGCGTCGCCGTACCTCCTTGCCAATCTTGCCGAGCTCCTTCATGGAGTTGGTCATGGGCACCTTCTGCCCGTCGACGGTTATGTAGTCTTTCACGCTCTAAAATAGAAAGCCCCGCCGAAGCGGGGCAGTCTGTTTGTATGTCGCGCAACTTAGAAGGCAGCCACCAAGCGAGTCTTGGCGAAGCGACGGGAGAAGAGGTTGCCGGTGCGGTCGCTCTTTGTGGTAATCCAAATAGTCTTGGCGGTTTCGCGGTCAATGCTCACTACGTCAGACATAGAGCCAAAATTCCACATAAGGCGCATACCCTCCTTAAGGTTTCCGGCTGGAATTGCTGGAACTCGTCCGATGTGCTGGAGTTGGATGCTTGCGGTGGTGGGTTGTGCGTTGTTCATACCCCAAAGATAGGCAGAAACATTCAACCACCAAACAAATACACAAATAAATTTCTCCCTTATGCGAAAGCCGCTGCACAAAGGTCGAGCGTATTGGACGTCTGGAGCTGCACCGTACCGACCCATCCCGTCAGGAGATTGTCGAAGCGAGCGGTAAACGGCTCACAGTCCACCGGGAGAGAGATACGAACGTCGCGATCCACGTCCGACTGTGCAGACAGCACCTGAGCGTATTGGCTCACAATATCAATAAGCGTGCGCAGGGTGTCCGAATACTGCTCTTGGGCGTCCGTCTGTCCGGGGAGTATCATATCCATGACGAGGATGTCAAGCGAGTACGTCAAGACGCCCTTCTCGATGGTGGCCCCTGATATGTCCGCGTAGCATATCGGGTACTTGTTGCCGGCCAGCTTCTGAATATCGACCTCCGACATCTCGCCCTCCTTGAAGGAATTAA